GTGAACGTGCCCATGTCCGTCAGGCCGCCACCTTCCCACCCCAACCAGACCCGCAGCTTCGCGCCACGTGGAGGGATCGCCAGCTTGCCATCGGCATCGTCCAGCCGCAGGTCCAGCTGATCGGCTGCGTCGCCGCGGCAACTGGTGATGCGGAGATCCATCAGCCGAGGTTTCAAGCGGTCCGTCAGATCCGTACCATCCAATGTCACGCGCCAGATCGCCTTCGGTAATTCGTCGATCATGCATAACCCTGCATACGATTACCGTCATCGTCGGTGCTTACCGGATCACCTGGTGGCGCACTGGAGACCTGGGCATCTTCAGCGCGCTTAAGCTGGATGGAGAATTCCGTCCGACGGGCCACGCCTTCGGTGGTGAAGGCGGATCCGTTCTCTTCTAAATGAGCGATCACCCAGGCACCCATCACGCGTCCGGCCCCGTCCACCATGGCGTAGGCGTCGCAGCGGTCGCCCATGGCGCGCAGCAGCGCCAGGCTGGACAGCTTGCCGGCCACCTCGGGCACCAAGACGCCGGAGAGCGTGATCTCGTCGTCCCCGGGCCCCACCGGCTGCAACGTGGGACGCGCGCCGACACGACTATTGGCGCTATGGCGCCAGGCCGTCGAGCGACGCAGCTCGCTGTAGGCAAGATCCGACAGCTGAAACACAAATTGACCCAAAGCCATAAGCATGGTGATTCCTTACTCCTGATCCGATAGCAGCGATCGCCGCGCCGCGGCCTTGGCGCGCTCGCGCCGATCCAGTTCGGCGGATACCTCGCGCGCCACCGATCGCGCATCGCTGCCCGGGGCGGCGTACACCTTCACGTCGTAGCTGTTTTGGGTGCTCGATGCTGCGCCACCGGCTCGAAGGGGCTGGCTGTCGATCGCGAATCGCGGCGGCGGCACGGCGCCGTCATTCCAATCCCAATTGCGCTTTGCCGCCGGACCCTCGTCGCTACTGACGCCCAGGCTGTTCTTGAGCCCTTGCCACTTGGCGACGATCCAGTCGATCTTCTCGCCGATCCACTGAAATGCGACGACAAAGGGCTGCTTGATCGCCTCGCCGACACCGGCCATGAACCCCACCACCTCGCTCCACTTCGTCCGCAACCACTCGACCGCCTGGCCGCCATGGATGACGATCCAGCCGATGCCCTCACCGATGGCGGCACCCAGCCACGTGAAGGCTTGGACGACCCAGGACACGCCGGTCACCACGCCGGCGAGGACGTAGCCGATGGCCTGGCCAAAGCTCACGCCATTCGCCTGTGCTGCGGCCAATTGCTCGGAGGTGGTATGCATTGGCTCGAACAGCGCCATGAACCAGCGCCACGCCGCACCGAGCCCGTTGGCAAGCCACGCCAGCGCCGGCTGCAGCGGTGCCAGGGCCTGGCCAAGCTCGGCGAACGCCGGACCCACCACATCGGCGATGCCCTGACCTAACCCCACGAAGAACGCCTTGATGGGCTCCCAGTACTTCCAAACGATCATCGCGGCGACGGTCAAGGCGGCGACCAGGGCGAGTACCGGAAGACTGACGCCGGTGATCGCCAGCGTGGCTGCGCGGGCACCGCCGGCCAGGGCCGGAAATACTCCGCGCGCTAAGGCACCTAGGCGCACGAACAAGCCGCCCCCCGACGCCCCGCCGCGAGCCAATAGCCCCAGTCCGCCGCGGCCGATCGCAAAACGCAGCAGCGCGAACTGCCCGACCAGGCCACCCAGCGCGATCATGAGGCCGCCGACCGCGACCATCAGCAGTCCGGCACTGCCGGCGACCAAGGTCAGCCCCTTCGCGAGCACCGGATGGCGCGCGGCGAAACCCGACAACGACCGCAACATGCCCACCAGGTTCTCAAGCGCACCGACGTAGAGCGGCAACAACTGTGTACCGAGCTCCCGATACAAATCCGCCTTGCGCGCCTGCAGCGTGGCCTCTTGCCCCGCGGCGGTCCGACCGGCCTCGTTGTACAGCGCATCGACTCCGAACGCCTTTGGCGCCGCCGCCAGGTGCTTGGCGATGTTAGCGCGCTCGAGGTACATGGACGCGAACAGATCGCCGCCCTTGCGGCCCGAGAACAGTGCATTGATCTTGCTGACGACCTGTTTGTCGTCGAGTTTCCCGTCCGAATTGATGGCGGGAATCACCTTGTCCATCAAGTACTGGAACGGGTTGCTCTCGTAGAGCTCGATGTCCTTCAGCGCGCCAGGGAGGAGCTTGGTGATGTGACCGGTCTTGCCGTACTTCACCGCCTCGGGGTTGATCAAGCCCAGTTTCGACAGCTCCTCGGCCGACTGCTGCGTGGTGCGCCCCGCGGCCCAGTTCTGGTAGGCGGTGGCCAGGCCCGTGCCGGTGCGGAAGCCGCCCATCTCCTGCATGGTGTGCAGCAGACCGAAGAAGAACGACTGATCGTCCAGCTGTTTGGCCGCCACGCCGCCGGTCTTGATCATCTGCAGCATGTCTTCGGAGGTGATCATACCGCCGGACGCCACGTACGCCTGGGTCGCGAAGTTGATGACCCGTTTCAACGATTCGGGGCTCTTTGCGGCGCCACGCAGCTCGGCGGTTTTGAGCAAATCCGCGAACATGGTTTCCGCCTGGGCGCCATGGCCGTCGCCGTGGCCGCCCTGGGCCATGACCGTCTCGATCCCGAATTTCATCTTGGCCAGAAACGGCGTCACTTCCTCCGCTTCGTGCATGTCGCGCAGGACGGTATAGGCTTCTTTGAGCATGCGCAGGTTGTCCGTCGCGCTACTGCCCATGATGTCCATGCCCTTCGCGAACTGGATCGCATCGGCCACCGCGGCGTCGCCGATACCCTGCGAGCGCAGCTGCGCTTCCTGCGCCTGAAAGGCTTTCGCGGCGGCGATCGACGGATGAATGCCATCCAGCAGATGCCGGCCGGTTTGCATGGCACCGTACCCGGTGATCGATAGGTTCGCGGCCAGCGCCTGGCCGCGGCCCAGGCGCGTGCGCAGCGTGTCGAGCCGCTGCGCGTGGGCGGCCTGGGCGCGCAGCTGGTCGGTCTGCTGTTTCAGGCTCGCATTGGCCGATTGGGTCTCCCCGCGCAGGCGACGTTCCTCGGCGCTGAGGTTGCGTGTACTGACGCCGGCGGCACCGAGCTGGTTGCGCAGCTGCTGCAGCTTCTGCGCCTGAGCGGTCTCTTGCACTTTGAGCGCTTCGGCCTGCTTGGTCAGCTCGTCGAAACGCCGGGTAATCGCCTCGGTCGGCACGCCGCAGGCCCGCATGTCCTTGACGGTCTGCTGGATCTGCGCGTTGACCGCCTTTAGGCGCTGCGAGGTCGCCAGCGAGCCTTGCTTGAGCGTGCGAAATTCGCCGACCTGCTTTTGCACTTGGTCGAGCTGACGCAGCGCGTCGCGTGTTTGGCGCAGCGCATCGCCCGTCGCCTTCGAAGCGCCCTGCAGCCGCTTGAGCGGCGCACTGGCCTTGTCCAGCATCTGCAGGAGAACTTGCAGTTTCAGATCCACCGGCTACTCCGCTCCGCTACGAAGGCGCGCTCGCTCGCGCCACTCGATCAATTCGTCCAGGTCCAGCTCGGCCGTCGCGGTGGGCGGCCAATGGAACACCACCGCGATATCGGCCATGTAGTCCTCTACGCGGAGAGGGAGGCTTTCACTTCCGACGGCAGCAAAAAACCCACAATCTCGCTACCGAGGCTCAGCAGATCCGGCAGCTCCAGGTTCTGCACGTCGTGGGTGGTCAAGGTGGGCTCGGTGATGCGCGGCAGTACCTTCACCAAGGCGCCGACATTGAGCTGGACCAGCTCCGATAGATTCACGCCGAACAGCTCGCCGGACTTGGGGCGGCGCAGCACCAGCGTATGGATTGTCTGCTCGCCGCGGACGATGGGCGTGTCCAGCTGGACGCTGACCGTGCTGAGTTGAGTCGTCGGGATGGTGGACTTCTTCATGAGGACTTTCCTATGCGCAAAGGTGCACATCGCCGGTGCGAGACCGGCGATGCGTGACGAGGGGATTTAGACGCCGAGGGCGCGGCGCTGCTCGGCGAGGCGATCGACACCGTCGACCATGAAGATCAGGTTGAGAAGATCGATCTCGATCTTGACCGCGCCGTTGATGCTGAGCTTGTAGTAGTTGCAGGGCGTGGTGAACTTGTGCTGGGTGTTGTCGCCGGGCTTGGCGCTGCCGAAGTCGAGCTCCTTATGCCGACCGCGTACCACCACCTCCACCGCGTCGACCGCGCCGGTATCGTCGCTCTGGTAGGCGCCGGCAAAGCGGATCATGCACCCGCCGACCTGGGTGATGCCGTACTGCGACAGGGCTTCTTTCAGCAGGCCGCCGCCGGTCCATTCCAGCGTGATCGCTTCCTGGCCCAGGTCGATGCTGACCGGGCCATCCATGCCGCCGCCGCGCCATTCCTCCATCTTGCGGCTGAGCTTGGGCAAAGTGACTTCCTCGACCTTGCCGATGTAGTTGTTGCCGTCGTTGAAGACGTTGAAGTTCTTGAGCTTGCGGGGCAGTCCCATCGCGCGAGGTTCCAGGTAAGGAATAAGGAGTGCAGCCTTCACCGGGCCGCACGGGATCAGCCGTTGATCGCGGTGGCGAAATCGGCGAGGTAGCGGTCGGTGATGCGCTGACACAGCAGGAGGTTCTCCAGCGGTGGCACCGGGGTGTAGTCGTAGTCGAGGTTGAGCTTGCCGTCGGACAGCGTGGCGGCGCTGTTGACCGTGTCGTCGTACCAGGCGCTGCCGTCGATCAGGTAGCCGTTCGCCTTGAGCTCGCGGAACTTGGCATTGATGCCTTCGAGGATGTCCTTCACCAGACTCGGATGCATCGGCTTATCCACCGCCCACAGATGGCCTTCGGCCAGGGTGTCAGCCAGCACCTGCGCGGTACGCGTCGCGCTCTCGAAGGCGAACTTCGGTTCGTCCGAACAGGTGCGCGAGCCCCAGAAGCGGAAACCCTGTGCATTGACCAGGGTGGTGATGCTGGCCTGATTGAGCAGGCCGGCATCCGTCGCCGGATCCTGCAGATCCCAGCTCACGTCGATGCTGATGCCATTGACGCCGTTGACGGCGACGTTGGAGAGCGTCTTGTGCCAGCCCTGCGCCTCGTCGATCGCGGCGCGAAGGCCCAGCGCATAGGCCGCCGAGGGCACCTCGACCGTCGCGTTGGCGGTGGTATCCCAGGCAGTGAAGTTCGGCCAAATCAGCATCACTTCGCGCTGGCTGAACGTGGCCTTGTAGGCCACCACGTCGCTGGCCTTGGTGAAGCCGTGGGCATTGATATAGGCCACGCCGCGCAGCTTTTGGGCGAGCGTCGCCAAGGCGATGGCGACCGGCGGCGTATCCAGGCCCGGCGCGCCCAGGATGCGTGGTTTGACGCCCAGGCTCGCCTGCGCAGCTAGCAATGCCTGCGCACCGGTCAGGCGACCATTGGCGTCGGTCCCGCCAATGACGTTGCTGTGGGTCTCTGCCTCGTCTTTACCCGCGGCCACGCGGACCACCACCACGAACGGGCTGGTCTGCGCGTCGATCGCCGTCAGGGCGGTGAACAGCGTGCCTTTGGCGGCGGTGCCGGCCTTACCGAGGGCGGTCTTCAGGTCCGTGAGCAGGACGGCCTTGTTGAGTGGGAAGGTCGCAGCGTCGGCGTCCTCGCCGGTGGCGATCAAACCAATGACTGCGGTGGATACGGTGCGCAGCACACGGCTGCCCGTGGTGATTTCGACGACGCGGACGCCGTGGTGGTAGTCGGTGGCCATGTGAACCTCGCAGGTACGTAGTCAGGGAAGGGAGAGCGGGACGGTGAAGCGGCCGGAGCTCGCGATCGGGGTGTCAGTGCGTGTGCCATCCAGGGTCACCACCACCGCACCCGGTGTGTGGCCGAGCTCCACGGTCACGCGGCTGATCTGCAGACGGGGCTCCCAGCGCATCAACGCGGTGGCGATCGCCGCCACGAGTCGAATGCGGGTGGCGGCGTGGAAGGGTTGGTCGATCAGGCGGGGCAGCAGAGAGCCGTAGTCCCGACGCATCACGCGCGAGCCCACCGGCGTGGTGAGGATGTCGCCGATCGACTGGACCAGGTGCGCGGTGCCGGATAGGGGCTTTCCGGTGCGGGCGTCGGTGCCGCGCATGCTCAGCTCGCCACCGGTAGGCCGGACAAGTCGCCACCGCGCATGACCTGGTCGTGCGGATGCTTGGTCAGGCTGACGCCGGCGGCGACGACATCGGCGGCCGCGGTGATCGTCGTATCCACGGTGACGTCGGCGCTGACCTGCAACTTGCCTTCGATGCGCACGTCACCGCGAATCACCACGCCCGCCGGCGCGGTGACCTGTGCGGTGCCGCCGGCAGGGAGCGTGGCCGCCAGCGTGTGGTTCTGCGGGTCGTAAGCGATCGTGGCGCCATCCGCATAGACCGTGACGTTCGCATCGGACCCAGCGTCGGGAGCCGGCGCGCCGTCGGAATAGAGGGCGGGCAGCACGCAGCCGCGCGTGGTATCGCCGCCGGGGTTGAGCAGCAAGACCTGTTCGCCCGGGCTTGGCGCCCAGCGCGTACGCGCCGAGCCGGCGCGCAGCGTGATCCATTTCAACGGCGCGGTGAGCAACTGCCCGGTCTTTACCGTGCAGCGCTGCGCGGCATGATCGACGGAGGCGATCACGCCGTAGCGCAGAAGATTTTCGAGCAGGCGGGTGAGTTCGGTGGTGCGATCCATGGCCCGCATGCTGCCGGCCAGGAAGCGGCAGAAGCCACGCGGGGAATGTGTACCAGTGGACTTCTACACTAGGCCGATGTCTGCGACCCAGGTTCGTCCGGTGGCAATGTCCCGCGTTCCCATTGCGCCACATCGTCACGCCATTGGAACGGACCCTCCATGCCGCGCGGCGGCGGTTGCAGCGTGACGCTATCCGGCAGGGTCTCGCCAAGCATCAACGGCGACGCCAGGGCGCCGGTCGCTTTGTCGTAGGTGGGCACACCGGTGTAGTCGCAGCACGCCACCCATTGCCCTTGCGTCTCATGCCACACGTCGCGCATGAAGCTTCCCACCGGATGAATCGTCGGCGGGACCGCGGTGAGGTCCGAGGGCACGGGGTCGTCGGCAAGCAGATCCGCGCCGACCAGGTCGCCGGTGGTCTTGCGCCACAGCAGGGCGCATTCCCTGCCGCCAAGGAAGCCCCGGCAAATGGAGGTAGCAGGCGAAGTCATGGAGGTCCTTTAGTAGGCGATGCAGAAAAGCATGCTCACACCCGCGGCGAGATTGACGGTGCCGCCGGTGCTGTTGATGGTCAGGCCGTGAGTGTGGTCGCCACCTGCGTTGATCGTCACTGTGTGCGCGTGATCGCCGATGCCGCCGATGGTGATGTCGTGGGCATGAGCGCCGGCCCCGCCGATGCCGACGTTGTGTCCGTGCGTGCCGTTGCCGTCCGTGGAAAAACTATGGGCATGCCCACCGGCGGCACCGGTGGTGCCACCGTCGTACTGCATCCAGCTTTGGTTGGCCCCCTGATAGCCAACGCGGTTGTTGCCATAGCCCGGATAGGTCGTCCGGCTGTCCTGGGGATGGGTG